TCAGTATCATGCATGGCAACCCTCACATAGAACTTACGCTTTGTATTCATAGGAAGGAACCGTGATTCTAAAAGTTAGGTATGTCTCTGCATCCATAAATCCTTCATAGGTATAATAGGCAATTGAGGTTATACCCTCTGTTTTCAAACAATAATGAAAGTTTACCTGATTATGTTTAGCAAACTCCCACATAGCCTCTACATCGCCGGGCTTCAGATTGAATCTATATTTCTTCATGCTGAACAATCAGAAATCGTTCCCGGAGGAAAAGCTAACCTGAATACAGTCTCGGTCTCTTTATCAAGAGTAAATACGATTCTAATCAGACTAAATGGAGCACCCGGTGATTCAAGATCTATCAAAGATACTTGCTTGAATACATTCGCACCCATACCAATAAGTTTTTCTCTTACTTCCTTTACCTCGTCAAGATTACAGATATATGAAAATGCTTTCATCTCTGTTTATAGTTTACTTGAATATCTAACTTATGGCGCAGCTTGATTGCCAATGCCGCCTGTGGAGCAACAATGACCCCAATCTTGATTGTAGGCTTATTGGCAATCCAATCGTGGTAAGAACTGACAGCAGGAAATATCTTCTGCTCACGTAACCACTCGAGTTCTTTGACTTGATCCTCGGGATTGATTTGATAGATGATTGTAATCATATTTCATTGTATAACAGATTGACAAAATATACAAACGGTGCTAATCCCTAATACCTATCTCACATTCACCGTATTTCATAATGAGAGCAGTTGCCTCTTCATCCGATTCAGTAAGCACCGATACCCAAATCACATCCTGTGCCTGTTTTAGTCCATCTACTCGTTTCTTGAAATGAGTAATGCATTCATCCAGAATGACAAACTCAGCCTGTAACTCGGCCCGTTGGTGAGACTGCCATTCCTTGAGATTGAAAACAAACCCATATTTCTTTATCTTAGCCATACATTATCCGATCCAAACTTTAGTTTGAGAATCACTACTTCTTCTTCTGTAGTTTCAATAATAAAGAATCTCTTTTGATTGCCTCTATTCTTAGCAGTCCATACTATCTTGAAATCTTCGCTGGACTTATTATCAATGAGATGTCGTTCATCATATGGAACCATGACATTGACTCGAATCACAGATCCTTCACCAACCTTTCCATATCAGGAATACGTGTTTTGGCATTTCGACTACCTAATAGAATAAGGATGCGTTGACCTACCGGAGATTGCATAATCATCACAAGGCATCCGCCCGCAGGATTGGTGAAACCAGTCTTAGATAGATTGATTGTATATTTGGCTGTAAGTGGATTGGTATTGCGAACCTTGATAACCTTACCATTGGTCTCAACCTCGGCATTAGGCATGCTGGATAGTTCAGCAACAGTCCGGTTTGAAGATGCAACAAGCAATAGTTTCAACAAATCCTGCGCTGTGGATACATTTCCCTTATCCAATCCAGTAGGCTCGTTATAATGTGTATTCACCATACCAATATCTACAGCACGCTGATTCATAGCATCCACACAGTTTGGTAGATTGATACAAAGTATCTGCGCTGCAAAGTTATCCGAATGCACCAAAGCTAAGGTAAGTATTTCTTTACGACTAAGTGAAACAACCTTTTTCGGAATCGTGCTTTGCACAGTTCTTACTTTAGGTATTTCTAACTGCTCTGACAGATCCTGTTCTGATGCAAGGAGTGCAACCATCAGTTTACTAATAGATGCGATAGGGCGAACAACACCACCTTCTTGTTCCTTTAGGATAAGGCCATCAGAGTCTGCAATGAGATAGGATTTTGCACTAAACTCTGGAACAGGATGGGACTTAGCTGCACGAGCTCCAGTTCCGCGGGCGTGGGCCACGCCAGTCAATAGGACTGCCAGAGCAATAGTAGTCAGAATATTCTTCATGTCATATTATACTGCATATATGACTTGATGTCAAAGGTATGGCCGTATAAACAATGATTCTGTGATACAGAACTCATCATTCGGACCAAGATCTCTGGTAATATCTGTATCCCATGTAGCCAGCACATTACAGGATACAATGCGGAATATAGTAAATGCTTCGGGGTCAAATATGTATTCAACTGCTCTCTGTCTGGAAATATATGATGCAGAAATAGGCTTATGTATTAGTGTCCAAATCCTTCCTGAACACGAATAGCGATCGAGTATTCTAAACTCCTCAATAGTTATTGATATGCTGTTCCGTAAGATAAGGCTAATATCGCTCACTTCACATCGTTCATCCTGTATTTAGACCAGCTTCTGGTGCCTGCCATAACGGAACAAGAGAAACCTTACCGAAAGTTTTTACAGGTGATGTAAGAGTAGTTCCATCGTCTAATCGAAAACTAATGTGTCCACCTCTATCGGTGTCAAAGAAAAAGTTATTGGTAACCATAACCATAAATGTGCCAAGTGTATTATCAACAAGTATTAGGCCGCGAGTGATAAACTCAACACTTGCCATATTCTTGGGGAACCAGTTGACAGATACTATTCTATCGAGATTCGAACCCTCGACCCTTATGAAACTGGGAACACTATTTGTGATAACAATACCTACCAGTCCTGATCCATTGAAGGGACTTCCTGGTAAGGTAGAGACCGAAGCAATAGTTGTTGTAGGCATCAACTATTTATCTTGAATGGAACAGATGCTGCCACATCTCTTCTAATCTTCGATGTGCGTTCCTTGCTGAAAAATATAACCTTATCAGCTACCAACTGGTTATATTCGTTATCAGTGATTTCCGCAGGGCCGAATCCATATTTGATCATACAGAAGGTTTGGAAGTAATCATCACCTTCAAATATCCATCCACTAATGTATTCGCTTGATTCTTTCATGTTGCCGCGACCAACAAGATTGACCTTGACTGGGATCAAGTATTCGCAGCCTGAGTATTCAATAAACTCGCCACGGAAGTTGTGAAAGTAAAACTTCATTTTGTTCTATATTTGTCTTTGAGATCTTCGGGTATATAGGAAACTTTCATTCTTTCTGAAAAGAATGGATCCTGTAATCTAATCGCTGTCGCTGTGGCTGAGTTTATGCGACCAGAAATACGCATCCAAGATTTTGAATCATGGTCAATATTATCCGAATCCCATTCAATATCTGATTTTAGGTATTGGAAATCATCTCCTAAATCCCTGACCATAGCGGTACACTTACCAACATGTTCAGCCTCAAATAGAAACTCAACAAGAATAAACTCCTTCATGTTTCTACAACTTCGTTGTATGTTATCTTGACAAGTTCATTATTTACAATAGAACAGTTTGGAACATACTTTCGAGATTTTATTACAAACTGATTGATACCAAGTGCTTTGATAACTTGATTACAGGTTAGTGGTTTATCCAGATGCACGCTAAGGAATATTTTTCTATTAGAGAACTCAACATCGACACGCTCAATGCCCGCCACATTACTCGACAATGATTGAGGGGTCAAAAACAGTTTCAGCGGATCGCCCGTCATCGCCCAGTTTATAGTTATAATGGTAACAAGGATTGATAACGGGATGGTGAATAGATTACTCACCAGAACTTTTTTCATATAACGAACTCCGAATATTATATGCCTATTTATATTTGTGTCTTGCAAGATGCATTGAATTCAGCAAGTTTTGCATTGAATCCAGTTGTATCAAATACCACATCGTATTTGACCGCATCATACCCAATCCAAGTAAACTGAACGGTGCGTGATTTCTTCATTGCGTCAATCAGTTTTGTTGATTGAGACAATGGCCTGTATAGAAGAGAAACATCTTGCGTCCATACATCTCCAGAAACAACCTTACCATCTGTCGCCGACCAGATAGATTGAGTGATACCGCTGCCAGTCCAGCCACTCCAGAAGATTGCGATTACAGGTTCGTTAGAACCTTTTGTGGAACATACCAAACGCAACCCTGCCGCTACTTTTTCTGTCCTTACACCAATCTGCGTGCCTGCCGCATAGGTATGATAGATATAACCTACAGTTACTTTGTCCTTGTTCTGGACATTGGTGAGATTCCAGTTCGGTGTTCCAGCCTGAGCAGTCAAGGATAGTGCAGTAACGAGTAGACCAGCGAAAAGATGTTTCATAGTGACCTCTACGGTTGTTATATTGTAAAATATATTAGTTTTATCGTCAACAGATTCCAGATAAATAACATAGCACATAATGTCACAACATATATTCATATTATCCAATCCAGCAACAAAGTCTGTTGCAGAGGACATCTCGCGTCAGATCTTTGTCAATGGTATAATCGAGGCAGATGAACTAACCGAGGCTGTTTTAAATCAGATGGTCAAGAACTGCCAGACTGAATATTTCTATGTTATAACAACTGATCAACAAATATATTTTCGTAATTTTGATTTCTCCTTCAAGCCACCAGAATGGGATAAGGAGTATGTGCATATTTGGAATAACGATAGAACAGTAAGATTATTCAATAAGAAAATAGTTCAAGAGAATATTGGTAATTTTACAGATGCTTCATTACTTGCTGGTAAGATTTCTGTAAAAAATACAGATATTCCTATATTTGAATACCCTGTATTTGATATCGTGTTTCTTAGCTATGATGAGCATGATGCTGATACTCAGTTTAGGAAACTGAAATCGAGATTCCCAAGAATTCAGCGTGTTCATAATGTCAAAGGAATATTTGAAGCACATAAGGCTGCGGCAAAGTTATCTAAGACAGGAATGGTATACATAGTAGATGCAGATGCAGATATACTACCATCATTCAACTTTGATTATCACCCATCTGCATATGACAGGGATTCTGTGCATATTTGGCATTCTAGAAACCCAGTAAATGATCTTGAATATGGTTATGGAGCCGTAAAGCTATTCCCAACTAATCTATTACTTGAATATAAAGGCTCACCTGTTGATTTCACAACCAGTGTGTCGTCGAGTGTAAAAGTAATACCGGAAGTAAGTAATATAACACGATTCAATACAGATCCATTTTCAACATGGAGAAGTGCCTTCCGAGAATGTGCGAAACTGGCATCTAAATCTATAACCAATCAAATAGATAAGGAAACTACTGAACGATTGGTAGCCTGGACTTGTAAGGGTGGAGATAGAGAGTTTGGAGACTTCGCAATGCAAGGTGCAGTGGAAGGACGTCGATTTGGATATTTGAATAAGGATCAACCTGAGTTGCTCAGGTTGATCAATGACTTTAGTTGGTTAGAAAAGCAGTTTAGCGCCTAACAGTGTTTTCCGATTAGTTTCTCAACACGTTCGTTGATATCTTTTTCGAGAGTATCTGTATTGATGAATACTTTTACATCTCTCATCTTCTTGAATGAATCTTCCATTGCAGCCCATGTTGCATTCTTATTCAGTGGAATAGGATGCGTCAGTTCAGCACCGCTAAGTTCAACAACATTGCCATCGTAATATTGAACTAGAATATGGTCGATATATCTTGATGGTATTTCTTTAGCATCGATTTCTTTTACTATACGATCGAATACAGAAGGTTTAGCAATCCTGCTGATTGCTTTGTCGAGATTAAAACTTGTTGTTGTTTTCTTTGCCATTATTAGCATCTCCCATTATCTAATATTTATCAGAAAACAAGCTGGGTTTAACCAGCTTGTTATTGGGAGCATTTTCTTATGCCTTAGCGGTTGCTTTTGCAGAAAGTCTTGCTGCATCTCTTGCGAGTTTAGCTTCAACTTTAGCATCAAGTGCCTCATCCTTCTTATCTTGCTTTGCTTCAGCAGCACGCAAACGATCTCGCTCACGGCGCTTATCTTTACGTTCCTCTAGTTTCTCAGCCTTGATTTCTTCTGGATCAGCTGGACGCCCCTTACCTGGCTTCAACTCTGGTGCTAGTGTATAAGCTTCTTCCCTCTTAGCCGCTGCATCCTTCTCAAGAAGTTCCGCCTCTATAATAAGACCTTTCGCTAATGCTGATGGATCCGGCTTGACACCATTTACAATATCGGATATCTGCTGCGGTGCAGTCTGAGATTTCTGAGCCGCCACATATTCGTCAACCTTCTTATCAATAGTTGCATTGATAAGTCCGAGTGGAACTGAATGTCCTGGCAATGGCAACATTGTGATATTAGTCACTGGTTCCTTACGAAGATATCCGCGTTGGTGTAAAGCTGTCAGACAGTTTAATCCATCCGGGAACGTTCTACGATTTAGAACTTCAAAGAAATCATTGGTTTCGACCGCTTCTTTGCTGTTTAGACATTGAATCAGATAATCGTGATAACTGTCGGGTAAACGTTCAGTTTCGACAATCAAACAACTTGTTTCGTCATTTGGTAACTTTCTAAATACTACTGCGACACGAACTCCGGTGTTTACAAGCTGACCGGCATGCTTTTTAAGATTTTCAATAGCCATACGGCCCTCCTTAGAGAGGGGCATTGCCCCCCTCGATTACGCTGCCGGTGCTTCTACTGGAGCTTCTGCGCCTTCTTGCGCCTTCTCTTTAGATTGCACGCTTTCAACATAGGCTAAGAATCCCGATAGCTTATTGAATGAATCACCGACTTGTGAAAGTTCGGCCGCCTGGAATGCTCCACGACGTGATGCTAAATCAACAATACGCGATAGGAGTTGTAGGTCAGCAATAGTAAGCTGAACTGGTTCTACCGATGTTGTTGTAGTAGCTTCTGCAACTGGTGCTACTGTTTCTACTGGTGCTGCTACTGGTGCTGCCTTCTTTTGTGCTTTTGCCATTTTATTCTCCGTTAAGTGTTAATGGTTGTAAAGTATTCTATACGTTTTTATTTATACAGAATAGGCAAAAATGTTCACAATATTGATATTATTGTGAACGTTTTTTAAGATACAGCGTAGATAAGTGCTGTTATAATAACAGAATCTTTCTTCTGTTGTCTTTTTAGATCATTCTTTTTACATTTTAATCTAAAATTCTCTAATAGCTGTTCTTTAGATATTACGATACATTCTATTTTCTTATCGATACCATTTAAAAGAGCTTGCCTTCTCTTTTCAATATGTTCCGGTGTTTGTTTTCTTCCGGACTGAGATTTACCTATATTAGCCTTATGTTCTTCTGTAAGACCGGTTTCTGATATTTTTCTTTTAAGCCAACCATAGACTTTATTATTGCCTTTCCCGGACATAAGTTTGGCCGCATACACCAATCCCTTCACATGAGGATAGATTTTAATCAGGCTATATCTTATGTCCGTCAACACCTGGTTGAGGAATAACCTTTACCAAGTCTGCTGGCCAGTCGATGTAATACTGCCATTCAGCATCACGAATATGTATAGGCAGTTTCTTACGCTTAGACAAGATTTCGTAATACGTTGGCTTCTTAGGCATCTTCTTAGGCACGATCTTAGCATCGTTACCCTTTTCACTGTTACAAGTCTTACACGAAGTGCAACAGTTGGTCCAGTTAGTCTTACCACCCAAAGACCGTGGAACCACGTGGTCAAGCGTCAACTCAGCCAGCTTGACCTTACCTTGAGCTTCTTTACATCTCCACGTAGTCTGCAACTGGCAGGTAAAATCGTCGCGCAGGTAAACGTTAGCACGACTATATTTTAGATGCTTGCTCCACTTGACTTGTTCGGTCATGATAACAATAGATGGAACCTTCATTTCCAAATGCTGCGATCTGATAGTCCAGTGATCGTATTCTTTCAATGTCTTGACCTTGCCCAGAAACATCAGACGCATGGCTACTTGCCATGTTACCACAGATAATGGTACATGAGAGAGTGGGCCGCCATCAGCGTTTAGAAGTAAGGTATCCATAAATCACCATTGTTGTTGTTTGCAAGGCACCAGGCCCTAGAGCTAGTTTACTTGATGTAGACTAGTGTCGTCAACTGATGTAAACCAGTCGGCGAATTTTAGATATTTTTGAAACTCTTCAGGTATACCTTTGAGCCTCATAACTGTAGCATCTTCGTCGTTGATAAAATCCACTTGTATGATATCATTCCACGCTGTCAAGCCGCCACCATCGCCTGCGACGATAGAATACCTGACTTCGTTGTTTCCGATTCTATCAGTCCAATCTTCAAAAAACATCTTGATGATGTGTTTATTATTTGGCGTGGCTATGAAGTGTAGGTATATGGAAGATTTATACATCAAAGTGTCTTTGATATATTTATCCTCCACATTATGTTGAGGTGATCAACTTTAGGTTTATTGCATTGATTGCGGCTAATGCATCACTTCGATAGGTAGCTCTTTGATGTTGATCATTCTCCGTACTGCCGGCCCAGAGTGTTTC